ATGCGCCGGCGGATCAGCGAGGAGGAATTCGCGGGCATGTTCCGCGAGTTCCGCTTCTCCGCGTTCCGGCTGGAAACCAGGGACCACTACGCCCTGGACTACGAGGAACGCGACTTCCGGCGCTTCCTGCACGGCACCCCCACCGCCCCTACCGACACCAGCTGGTGGGCGCCGTGGCTCAACCAGATCCGTCTCCTCACCGCCGAGGGCAAACGCGTCGAGAGGGTACGGGTCCTGGCCGAGCCGCCGAGCGACTACCAGCGGTGGGAGCTGTGGGCCGCGCCGTGGCACGCTGAGGTCGGCGAGCGCATCAGCTACCTGCCGCGCAGCCAGGCGAAGCGAATAGGGCTGCCGGCCAGCACCGACTGGTGGCTTTTCGACGGCGAGCAGCTCGTGCTGATGGGCTTTGATGAGGACGGCCGCATCACCGGCAAGATCCTCGTCACCGGCCCGGAGGTCGCCCCCTACCGTGCGTGGCGGGACCTGGCAGTCAGTCATGCCGCTCCGGCGGAGGAGATCGCCGCCGCCTGACCAGAAAGATCCCCCCCTTGCAACCAACGGGAGAATGGCTCAGTCAGCCCGGCGGCCTCGCCGAGCGCCTGCGGCGCATGCGCAAGACCGCCGGGCTGACTGGTGACCAGATAGCCCGCCAGCTCGGCTGGCCGCGGTCGAAGGTGCCGAAGCTGGAGAACGGACGGCAGATGCCGTCCGAAGATGACCTGGGACAGTGGGCGCGGGCATGCGATCAGGCAGGCGAGCTTCCCGGGCTGCTGGACATGCTGTCAGAGGCGCAGGCCGTGCACCGGCAGTGGCGGCACCGGATACGCAAGGGCCACGCCGCCATCCAGGCCGAGTTTGACACGCTGGTCCGGCAGGCGGCCCGCGTCCGCAACTTCGAGATCCTGCTCGTGCCCGGGCTGCTGCAGACAGCCGGCTACGCGCGGCACCGGGCGCTTGAGGCCGTGCGTCTCCACGGGGCGCCAGAAGACGGCGTGGAGGATGCCGTGGCCGCCCGGATGCGGCGGCAGGAAGTCCTGTACGACACCAGGAAGACATTCGAGTTCGTCATCACCGAGGCGGCGCTGCGGTACCTGCTCTGCCCGCCGCAGGTGATGCTCGGCCAGCTTGACCGGCTCATGACCATCGCAGGGCTCGGCAATGTCACCCTGGGGATCATCCCGCCGGGGACCGAACTGGCCGTGGCGCCGATGGTGGGTTTCCTGATGGCAGATGAGGTGACGGTTGTGGAGACGTTCACCTCCGCCGACACTTACCGGGGCCGGGAGTCGGCGGCCTATGAGCGCATAGCGGATGCCCTCCTGGCGCAGGCCGTGACAGGCCAGGAAGCTGCGGACGTGATCCGGCAGGCCATGGAGGACCTGGGACGCAAACCACGCTGAACGGGGTCAAAAGGGCGGCAGGGAAGGGTGCCGGAGCAGCCCGGCGGCCGCGCTGGCGGCAGCCCTGACCGCCTGGGCGGCGGTCCCGGTGACGGCCCGCAGGATGCCGGGGGGCGCCGGCGCGGGGGGTGACGGGCGGGAAGGCGGCACTGTCACTGCGGGAGGGGACGGTGCCGGGAGCGTGGGGACGGGGCTTCCCGCCGGTACGCGCACGTGGACGGGGGGGAGAGGGGTGGCGGGGGTGATCGTCCCCGCCAGCGGGGACGATGGTGCCGGGGACGGTGATCCTGCCGTCAGCGGGGCGGCCGGGGATGCGGACGGGACCGCTGACGGCGTGACGTGCGGGGATGGGCGGGCATGCCGCGGGGATGGGCGGGCATGCCGCGGGTGTCCCGCAGGCGCCGGCACGGGGTGGGCGGTGGGCGGCTGTGCGGGGAGGGGGGCGATACCCGCGGGCTGGGACACGACAGCAGGCGGGGAGGTATGCGTGGTGGGGTGCGTGAGCGGCTGCAGCGAGTAGATGACGCTGCCCGCTGCGGCGCCCGCGCCCAGGGCGGTGAGGACAGCGGCCGCCGCATGCTGGCGCACGCCCCGGCTGGCGGTGAGGACAGCCCCGGCCAGCATGCCCGCCCCGCCGGAGATGACCCCGAAACCGCTGCGGCGGTCCCGGTGGCGTCTGGGACGCGTCCCGTCTTCCCGTTCGTGGCGTTCCAGAAGCCGCCCAGCGGCCATGAACGCCTCCGCGCGGGCGTCCATGCGCTGCACGGACGCGCGGACCTCCGCCATTTCCCGGCGCACCGCCTCAATGCTGCCGCCCTGTGCTGTGAGCTGCTCCTCGATGCGGGCCAGGCGGTCCCCGATGTCATCGTGCTCCGGCACGCTTCCCTCCTCCCTGCGGGCCGCGTCACAGGCGTAAGGCACCCCTGCGGGGGCGCGGGATATGCCGCGAAAACGGCATCACGCCATTACACCACGTACCGGCCGTAACGGGAATGGCCCATGCCCGCGACTGTGCGCCGGCCTAGCTGATGCGGCGGCGGGCGGCTTCCCGGGCGGCGTGCTCCGCGCGGGCGCGGGCGATGAGAGACACCCGCTCATCCTCGGTCAGGGCACCCAGCGCCCACAGGTGGGCCTCCGCGCTGGAGGGGAAAATAGCGTGCGGGGGGGTGCCGGGGGGGAACGCGCGGATCTCGGCGCGCACCTGTTCTTCCAGGGCGCGCATCGCGGTGTCCGCGATGCCTTCGACGTGCTGCCACACGGCGCGGGTGGCGGCCGCGTGGGGGTGGCCGTCGGGGGGTGGGGTGCTGCCGTGCGCGGGCTGCAGGTCCCCTTCGCCGGCCAGGAACGCGGCGAGGGAGCCGGCCGTGACCTGGTAGGCGTCCGCCAGGGCGTGCAGTTCCCTGTCCGCCAGTGTGGTGATCTCGCCGAGTTCGGCGCGGCGGATGAGGTCCTCGCTGACGCCGGCGGCGGCGGCGAACTCGGCGCGGCTGCGCCACCGGGGGTTCAGGGAGGTGCGGCGGCCGATGAGGGCGTCCCCGTGGTGGGGGCTGCCCAGTTCGCGGGGCTCGCCGCCGCTGAGGATGGCTTGCACGGAGCCCGGAGCCCAGCGCAGGCCGTCCTCGATGCCGCGCTGGGTGAGTGGGCGGATTCCGGAGGTCCCGGTGCGGGCGGCGTGGAGTGCCTTGAGGGAGATGCGGCCAGCGGCGGCCACGTCCTGCCACCGCATGCGTAGCTCAGTGCGCCGCTCCTCCATGAAGGCGGCGAGGCGCCGGCGTGCTTCGGTCGGGATCGGCATCGCTGGGTTCTCCTGCCAGTTGGGTGCACGTTGCCCCTGACGATACATGAAAGTACATCTTCCTGCCTAGCGCCATCCCCCTTAACCGATCTGTTACATGCTCTGGCCGGCTTCTACTTGTGAAAGCACGCCGAAGCATGTAGGTTCATTGGCATGGGACGAAGCAGCGCCCCCCCCATCAACGGCGAAGTGGTACGCCAGGCCCGGCTCCGCAAGCGCCTCAGCCAGCACGAGCTCGGGCAGCTGTGCGCCACGCACGGATACGCCCTCGACCAGGGCAGCATCTCCCGCATCGAGAGCGGCCACATCAAGTGGCCTTCCCCGCGCAGCCTGCCGCCGCTGGCGGCAGCGCTCGGCCTGAAAGTCGACGACCTGCTCAGTCCTGCAGAGGACGACGCCTGCAAGGCGTCAGCATGACACGGCAGGCACGGCAGGGCATCGCTGCCGGCCTCCCAGCCGTCAGCGCATAAACGAAAAAACCCCGCCCGGGGCATCGGGCGGGGACCGGAACACGCCGGTAACACCAGCTTACAGGAGGAACACGCCGATGTATGGCAAAACCCCCCACGAAACAGCCCTCGCCGTCGATGGCGGCCACCGAGCCGCCTTCGTCCAGGGCCTGGTGGATCTCGCCGTCTACCTGACAACCCATCCAGACGTTCCCGTCCCCCCGTCAGGGGACATCTGCTACGTCGTCCTCCACGGTGACGACCAGGCACGGCGCGCAGAGGTGGACCGCATCGCCGCCGCCCTCGGCACCACCGCCAGCACAGCCGGCTCAGAGCACTACCAGGCCGTGCGCCGGTTCGGACCCATCCGGTACGAGGCGCTGGCGGTCAGCGACGCCGGCGCCCCCGCATGGGAAGCACTCACCTCCTACCGAGGCTGCGTGCAGCCGGAAAGGACCGTGACATGCACCACGTCGATCTGAACAAGGTGTGGCTGTCCGCCGGCAACCACGAGTCCCGGGAGGACGGGACATGCCTGATGGAAGCGGTCTCCTGGTGGGCCGGGGAGGAACACACCAGCTCCCCGGCATGCGTCAGCCCCGTACTGCGCTGGGTGGGCATCGCACTCAACGATGCGCTGCCCGACGAGCCGAGGCAGCGGCTCCGGCCGCTGATCCCGGACCTGGCCGGGACCGCCGGAGACGACCTCGACCACATCCGCGGCTGGATCGCCGCGGACTGGGTCATCCGGACCTGGGCACCCGAGTGGCTGGACCTGGCCGGGCTGGGCCAGGACGCCGCCAGCCTGCGGGCACTGTCCCCGGTCACAAGCACGTGGGAGGCCAGGTGCGCTCGGCCCACGGTGCGCCTCGTGCACGCGCACTCGTACGACCTGTCCATCGACGCAGCCGAGAACGCCTACCGCAAGGGACGCCCGCGGCCCGCAGTCCGGCTCCTCTGGGCTGCGGCCGACGAAATCGGCGCCCCAGCCTGGGACGCCACGCGGACCCCGGAGAGCGGAGCGCGCAGCGAGGGCGACCAGGGCGCCCTCAGGGACGCGTGGAGTGCTGCGCGGCTGGCCACTGAAGCAGCGGCCTGCCAGATCGCGATCCGGGAACCGGCCAGCGTCGAGGCCGCCATGGCGGCGGCATGCGCACCCGTCCTGGAGCGCCTCCAGGACTCGGCGAGCCGCCTGTTTACCCGGATGATCCGGATTTGAGGGGAGGAGCGGTCATGACCCGCCGTTTCCGCTACCGGGGCCAGCACCGCTCTGGCCGCACATTGTGGCCGTGGTCCAGTCTTCCCCTTCTCACCCAGGCTGACATCGCCTGGGTCCGGAAGATAACGCAGGAACCCCAGCCGCTCCCGGGCCCGGCCCCCATACTGGCGGTCCCCGCACCCCCGGGCGTCTCCTCCACACCACCGCCGCCACCACCGCAGTGGCGGGACACCGTGCTGGATGAGAAATTCGAGCGGTTCACCCGGGTGTACGACGAGCAGGACGCGGCCCGCACCGTGCTCCTGGACGTGCCCGGCTTCCGGGGAGTGGATCTGTGATGGGCGTTGTTTTCTGCTGCCCCCGGCCGTGCTGCGAACCCGGCACGCCGCTCACCGAGGACGAGGGGCACCTGCGCTGCGAGCAAGCATGCTGCGGGGAGATCATCCCCGACGACGAGCTGCAAGGGGCGATGTGGTGAACGGCCGCAAAGTCACCCCGACGGGCATCCTTGTCGCTCCGGCCGGTCTCCCTGAGGCCGAGTGGCTGGAACTGCGCCGCCGTGGCATCGGCGGCAGCGACATCGCCGCGTTGCTCGGCATGAACCGTTACACCTCCCCCTACGAGCTGTACCTGGATAAGCGGGGCGAACTGCCAGCTATCCCCCAGGCTGCGGCGCTCGAGCGGGCAGCCCGGTGGGGGCACCTGCACGAACCGCTGCTGGCGGCCGAGTTCGCCCGCGCGCACGGGGTGAAAGTGCGCCGGGTCGGCATGGTCCGTCACGAACACGAACCGTGGATGCTGGCCAGCATCGACCGGCAGGTGCTCGGATGCGAGGACGGCCCGTGCCTGCTGGAAATCAAGAACCGGTCCGCGTGGAAGGCGTCCGATTGGGGACCGTCGGGGAGTTCTGACGGTGTACCGGACACCGAGTGCCTGCAAACCCACTGGTACATGTGTGTGACCGGCTACCGGCACGCGCACGTGGCGGTCCTCATCAACGGCAACGACGACCGCTACTACCGCGTCAGCTACGACCCGGAACTGGCTGACGACGTGGTGGCGATGGCGCGGGATTTCTGGCGCCGGGTCCGCGACGGCGACCCGCCCCCGGTGGATGGCTCGCAGGCCGTCACCGAACTGCTTTCCCACCTGTGGGAGGCGGGTGAGGGGGACGTTCGTGTTGTCTCCGCCGCGGAGGTAGCGCCGCTGTGTGAGCAGCGGGCGCGTATCAAGGCTCAGATCAAGGTCCTGGAAGAACAGCTCGCCGGGACCGAGAACCAGCTCAAGATGATGCTCGGGGACGCTGAGACCGCTGTCTGTGACGGGAAGCCGTTGTTCACCTGGAAACGTAACGGACCCTTCTCCGTCAGGCAGTTCACGCACGCCCACCCGGACCTCGCCGCCAAATACGAGCACCTGGTCCCGGTGCTCGACACCCAGGCGCTCGCCGCCGGCCATCCCGAAATCTTCCGGGCGTTCCGCGCCCGTGTCCTGCGTGTCAACGGAGGAAACCACTGATGAGCGCCAACCTGCGCGGCCGGGTCCGCGAGCAGCGTGAGAAAACCGAACAGCACACCGGGAACGGCAACAGTGCGGTGGAACGCCGCCCCGGCCAGCCGGCCACCATCGCCCAGTTCATTGAGGTGATGAAGGGGGAGATGGCCCGTGCCCTGCCGCGGCACATGTCCGCCGAAAGGCTCGCGCGGATCGCGCTGACCGAGGTGCGGCGCGCACCGAAGCTCGCGTTGTGCACCCAGCAGTCGTTCGGTGGTGCGCTGATGACCTGCGCCCAGCTCGGCCTCGAGCCGGGCGTGACCGGCGAGGCGTACCTCATTCCCCGGAAAAACAAGTACCTGAGCAGGCAAGCCGGCCACGACGTGTTCGAGGTGCAGCTCACCATCGGCTATCAGGGCATGGTCAAGCTGTACTGGCAGTCGCCGCTCGCGAAGTCCCTGGATGCCCAGACCGTCCATGAGAATGACGATTTCGAGTACGAGTACGGGCTGACTCCCCGGCTGCGGCACCGGCCGTCTCTGACGCACCGGGGACCCGTGATCGCCTACTACGCGGTGGCGACGCTGGCTAACGGCGGCTCCGCGTTCGTCGTGCTGTCCCCAGCCGACGTTGAGAAGTTCCGGGAACGATCATCGTCAAAAGACGACGGTCCATGGGTCACTGACTACGACGCCATGGCGCGCAAAACATGCGTGCGGCAGTTGTTCAAACTGCTGCCGCGGTCCCCGGAACTGGCGCAGGCCATGGCCCAGGACGAGGCGGTCCGCACTGACTGGTCCGAGGACGCCATCGACATGCAGCCGCAGTACGCGGACGCGGTAGCCGGGGAGGTCGAAAAAGACGAGACCCCCGCAGCGGCGCAGCAGAAGCCATCCCAGGAATCAGCAGCAGGGGACGCAGGAGCTGCTGCGGAGGAACTGCCCGTGGAGGACCCGCCGGACGCTGACTGGCCGGCGGCCACGCAGCCAGGAACAGGGGGTGCACGGTGACTTCCGGTTACAGTCCCGGTTTCAACCCGGTGTACGAGCCGGACAACCTCGTCAGCTCCGAGGAGCGGCTTGAGCGGCTGAGTGCCGCGCTGGAAGCCAACGAGCAGGCACTGAAAGAAGCCGCCGACGAGCTGCTCGACGCCGAGGACGCCCGCGACTCCGCGTGGCGGCAGGCGATGCTGTCCGCTGAGTGCCCGAAGGTGGGTGTCTTCGACGGTGTCCGCGTCACCGTGGCCTACCAGAAAGCGTGGGTCGAGGAACAGATCAAGGGGCAGGAGCGCCGCGTCCGGGAGGCCCAGATCAAGGTGAAGGCCGCTGATGCGCAGCGGCGCAAACTGGAAGGGCAGTTGCGGGCCGCCCAGTCGATCAACGGAAACGTGCGTGAAGCGTACCGCTCCACGGGGGGGCGGCCATGGTGAAGATCGCGTTCATCGATGTTGAGACAACGGGCCTGGACCCCGGCCGGCACGACATCTGGGAGATCGGCCTCATCCTCCGGGTCACCAGCGGCGTCAGCGCCATTGACACCGAGCATCAGTGGCTTTTGTGCCCGGACATTGCCGCCGCCGACCCTGCCGCGCTCCGTATCGGCAGGTTCTACGAACGCACTCACGGGAAGCCCGGGGTTTCACCGTGGGGAGTGCCGCAAGACGTGGCATACGAGCTGGCCCCTCTGCTGTCCTCCGCGACCCTGGCGGGGCAGAACGTGGCCAGTTTCGACGCCATATTCCTCGCGAAGTTCCTCCGCGTCAACGGCCAGGCCCCCGCCTGGGGTCACCGCTTCATCGACATCAGCTCCCTCGTGCTGGGCTACCGGCACGCCACGCACACCGCCCAGCCCGGGGAGGGTCTTCTCGGGCTTGCGGACTGCGCCCGCGCAGCCGGCATCGACCCAGGCGCCTACCGGGCCCACGAGGCGCTCGAGGACGCCCGGCTCGCCCGGGACATCTACGACAAGCTGACGGGAGGTGGGTTTTTGAAGCGGACCAGTGGGCTGGCGCGTGTCACCCCGCTGCGTGCCCGGCAGACACTGGAACGCGCAGCGTCCCCGCAACGGTGGCCAACTGCTGGCGGGGGAGCGCCGGTGGTGCCGTTGCGGAAACGCCCGCGTGACACCGGGCCGCCGGCGGCTGTGCGGATGCTCGTCCTTAAACGGGACGGGTACCGGTGCGTGCGGTGCGGCCGGCCCGCAGGCCCGGGTATCGGCCCGTACAGCATCCAGCACCGGGTCGCCCGCGGCACCGGGGGCGGCAACACGCTGCCGAACCTGATCCTGCTGTGCGGCACCGCAACCACCTTGTGCCACGGGGAAGTGGAGGGCCGGCACCCAGCCGACCTGGAAGCCGGGTGGCGGCTGGAGTCGTGGCAGGACCCGGCATCCGAACCGGTGACGATCCGCCGGCCGGGGCTGCCGGACAGGCGGGTGTGGCTGACGGAGGACGGGTCCTGCAGCAGTCAACCCCCGGGGGGTGCGGCGTGAACAGCATCCTGTGCTGTGTCCTCGCCGCTGCGGGCTGCTGGCTGGCCGCTGCTGTTGCCGTGTGCGTCCTGTGGGCGCTGCTGATCCCCCCCACCGGGGGTGACCAGCGGTGAACGGCATCATCACCTGCGTAGCGGTCACTGTTAACCTCGCCGCGTTTCTCCTGGTCGTGGACCAGGGGGTGAGTTTCGTCAGGAAACGCCGGCGCGTCCGGCAACTGCGCCGCGCCACCGAGGGCGCCTTGGATGCCCTGGAAACGGCGGCTGCGGTCAGTGTGTGGAGTGAGGACGTGTACGTGCTGGAAGACACCTACCGGGGGCTGTGGAACATGGCTCCGGGGCACCCGGAGCGGCTGATCCCGCATCTGTCATGCCTGACCGCGGATGAGCACGCCCAGTGGCAGGACATCCGCGCGGGCCTCGCGGACGTGGAACGGGGAACCCCGTGGCCGATCCCGTAACAGCCCGGCCCGGTGACCGCGGGAAGGCAGCCGTGAGTGTCCCCCCGGGCCTTAGCGTGTGGGATATCCCGCGTGGCTGTGTCTGCGACTGGGACCTCACCGGCAAGCCGCTGCGCTGGCGGCAGGTAACCGTGAAAGGCACCTGCCCGGTCCACGGGCAGCCGGCCCCGCCGTCACCGGAGGATGCCGTCGCTGAGCTGCTGAAAGGAGCGGCAGTGTGAGCGCCGGCACCAGGATCGAGTGGACGAATACCACGTGGAATCCTGTCACCGGCTGCGACCCGGTGTCGCCGGGTTGTGACCGGTGCTATGCGGCGGCTTTCGCGGAACGGTGGCGCGGCATCCCCGGCCACCCGTTCGAGCGGGGCTTCGACGTGACGTTGCGGCCGGAGCGGCTTGCCCAGCCGTTCCGGTGGGCTAGGCCACAGCGGATCTTTGTGAACTCCATGTCGGACCTGTTCCACGACCAGGTCCCGGATGAGTTCATCGCCCAGGTACTCGCGGTGATGGCGCTGACGCCGGCCCACACGTACCAGATCCTCACCAAACGGCATGGCCGGCTGCGTTCGTTTTTCACCCGCCCCGCTGAGGCCGGCGCGGGCTGGCTGCCCGGGTCCTACGCGACGTGGGCCATCCGGGACGCGCTGGAGCACATCAGGCGGGCGGGGTCGCTCGGCGCCATGAACCCTTTGCGGCTCACCGGCACCCAGTGGGCCATCGCAGCGGACCCCACCGGCGTGGAGCTGCCGCTGCCGAACATCTGGCTGGGCGTGTCCGCCGAGAACCAGCAGTGGGCCGGTATCCGTGTTCCCGCGCTGCTGGACACCCCAGCCGCAGTGCGGTTCGTGTCCGCTGAACCGCTGCTCGGCCCGGTCGACCTGCACACTGCTCTTCTCACCGGCGGTATCGGCTGGGTGATCGCCGGCGGGGAGTCCGGTCCCGGGGCCCGCCCATGCGACCTGGGGTGGCTGCGGTCACTTCGCGACCAGTGCGCGGACACCAACGTGCCGTTCTTCTGCAAACAGCTCGGTACCCGCCTCGGCCGGCGGTTCGGCGCCGGCCCGAAAGGCGGCAACTGGGACGCCTGGCCGGAAGACCTCCGTATCAGGGAGTTCCCCCCAGTCCGGGAGGAGGCAGGCGCATGATGACCGCCCGGGAGCATGTCACCAACACCCTGATCGCCGGCGGCCACGACGAGCACGCAGCCCACGACGCGGTCGACGCGGTACGCCAGTGGATGCGGTGGCGGGCGGAGGAATGCCGCCTGGAGGGCCGCCACGGCGACGCGGTGTGGTTCCTCCGGATGGAAGCCGAGGTAGGCGCATGACAGCGCCCACCCCCCTGGACCGCGCGGCCGGGGAACCCCCGTACCCGGCCGCGCAGCCGGGCCTGGCCCGTTCCCCCGTGCGGGCCAGGCCCGGCACCTCACAGCACCCGGTGGCCGCCTGCCCGGGGAAGAAGCGCGCGGCCACCGGGATCAGCGGGCCGGCCCGCGCCGGCACAGCCCAGGAAGGCAGCACGGATGAGCGGCCACAAGGGACGCGACACCAGCCAGCGCCGGCGCGGGCGGAAAACGACCGCGGCCCGGGAACGGCCACACGGCCGGCCGCTGCCACCCGGCAACACAAATCAGCCGCCGCCCCCCGGCGGACCAGCCGGCCACGACCCGGCGGGAACACCCCCAGGGGTGCCACGCCAGCACTGGGCCGCCCAGCCGTTCCGCCCGTCCCCGCAGGTGCTGGCGGCCTACCAGGCGGAACGGGCCCGGCTGAGCCGCCGGTAACCGGAGTCCTTATCGCCCGGTTCACCGTCCCCGGTGAACCCGTGCCCAAGGAACGGGCCCGCATCGTCACCGGCAAAACCGGGAAACGGCACGGCTACACCCCCCCCAGGACCGGGGAAGCGCAGAAAACCATCGGCTGGGCGTTCCGCCGCGCCCGCCCCGGGTGGGGGCTGCCGGACCCGGACGGCCGGTACCGCATCGACGCTGTTTTCGCCACCACCGTGCCCCCCGGCAGCGGCCACACCCAGGACTGGGACAACCTGGCGAAACTCGCCGGGGACGCCCTGAACAAGATCGTGTGGGCAGACGACTCGCAAGTCGACGCGGCGAACATCCGCGTCGTCCGCGGCGCCCCGGAAGCGTTCACCCGGATCACCATCTACCGGCTCGTCCCGCGGGAAGCAGGTGAGGTCGCGTGAGCACACGCGCGCATGGCACGAACGCCCGCGCCAAACTCGGCCCGGACGAGAACGGCATCCCCGGCCGCGGCTGCCGCTGCACGGCGTGCAGGAAGGCACGCCGCGACTACGAGAACCACCGCACAAGGCTGATCGTCTACGGCCGCTGGCAGCCGTACGTCCCCGCGGACCGCGCACGGCAGCATGTGCAAGCACTATCGGAGCACGGTATCGGGTGGAAGAAAGCCGCTGACCTCGCCGGCATATCAACCGGGACCATGAGCGAGCTCCTGTACGGGAAGCGGGGCAGGCCGCCGTCGCGTCGTATCCGTCCGGAAACTGAGGCAGCGATCCTGGCGGTACGGCCCGTCCTGCACGCCCGGGGGGACCGGTCACGTGTCGACGGCACCGGCACGAGACGGCGCCTGCAGGCCCTGGTTGCGTGCGGCTGGTCCGGGGCGAAACTCGCGGCACGGCTCGGGATGCGGCAAGGCAATTTCTGGGAGCTGATGCGCAGCGGCCGGCCGGTGTCCGCGGCCACCGCCCGCGCCGTCACCGCCTTGTACGACGAACTGTGGAACATTCCCCCGCCGCAGGAGGAGTGGCATGACAAGATCGCGGCGTCGCGGGCCCGGAATTACGCCCGCGCCCGCGGGTGGGTGCCGCCGCTGGCGTGGGACGACGACCGGATCGACGACCCGGAGGCGGCCCCGGCGGAGGGGTGGCGCAGACCGGAACGACGCCCCACTACGCACATCGTGGAAGAGTACGCCGAACTCGCCCGGTTCGGTCTTTCCCGCGGTCTGGCGGCGGAACGGCTCGGGATCAGCCGGAAAACCCTCAACAAGATACTCAGCCGCGCGCGGGGGGCAGCGTGAACCGCCCCGACCGGGTCACCGGCCGTGTCTGCCTGGAACGCGGCAGCCCGGTCACGGTGCTCACCCGGTGGGGTCCGGGCGGGGGACTGCGGAACGTGCTCATCCAGCGTAAAGACGGCGATCTGGTGGTACGGCCGTTCCGGGGCCTGCGGTCAGTACGCGCCCCGCGGATCGGCAGTATGTGCACCGGTTACGGTGGCCTGGACCTAGCCGTGGCAAGCGTGCTCGGGGGCACCCTCGCGTGGGTGGCCGACAACGACCCTGCGGCGGCACGGATTCTGGCTCACCGGTTCCCGCACGTACCCAATCACGGGGACATCACGGCCGTGGACTGGGGCACCACCGAACCGGTGGACGTGCTGACGGCTGGTTTTCCCTGCCAGCCCGTGTCCGCCGCCGGCCGGCGTAAGGGGATCAGCGACGAAAGGTGGCTGTGGGATGACATCGTGGCGGCTATTGGCCGAATGGGGTCACGGCCCGGACTGCTCGTGTTTGAAAACGTCCCTGGGCTGCTGTCTGCGAATAGCGGGAACGCTATGGCCCGTGTCGTTCAGGGACTGGCCAAGCTCGGGTATGTGGGACGCTACCGGCTTGTACGAGCTTCCAGCGTCGGAGCCCCCCACCGGCGGGAACGCTGGTTCTGCATCGCCTGCCCTGCTGGGGACACTTTCGGCGGGGAACTTCAGCGACGGGGAATCCCCGCAATCCTGAGGGGCCAAGACACATCACTGCCGGCAGCAGCCAACGAGATAGAGCACTTGCTGCCGACACCCGCAGCGCGGGACTGGAAGTCCGGGCAGTCAAACATCATGGACCGCAACTCCAGGCCGCTGAACGAGGTGATCGAAACTGCCCTGCCGCCGACACCGAGGGCAACGGACGGCACGAAGGGAGGACCGGGCCAGCGGGGCTCATCAGGGGACCTGATGCTGCCGTCAGCGGTGATGACGCTGATGGCACCCGGGTCAGCAGTACACCCGGGGACGAAGTGGGGGATCTACGAAGCCGCCATCCGCCGCTGGGAACACATCTTCGCCCGGCCCGCACCCCACCCAACTGAGCCAGGACGAAACGGTGAACGCCTGAGCCCGGCATTCACCGAATGGATGATGGGACTCCCCGGGGGATGGGTGACTGGTGTCCCCGGGCTCAGCAGGAACGCTCAGCTGAAAGCCCTGGGGAATGGGGTGGTTCCGCAGCAGGCCGCTATGGCGTTGCGGCTGCTGCTTGGGGAGGACGACCAGCGGAACATACGCACAGTTATGCGCGTCCCCGGGTGCCCGCAGCCGGGCGCGTCCACCCCAGTTGATATCCCCCGGCAATAGGGAGGGTGACTGCCCGCGTGGCCGACGACCTGTTCAGCATCCCTCCGGGGAAAGAGGAGGTGGTGGCGTGATGATGCTTCCCGCAGTCAGTCGAGCGGCTCGTGTGGGTGCTTCTCGGCCCACTCCCTGTATGCGACCTCGTAACGGCGTACCTGCTCACGGGTACGGCCGAGGCGCCGCGCGATCTTTTCCTGTGGTGTGCCTTTGTCGCGTTCGCGGGCGATCGCGAGGCCAAGCCGGGCGCGGGCGCGGGCACGCAGCAGGAGCGCCTCTTCATCAGCGCGTTTGTATGCCTCGTGGGCTGTCAGGACTTCGGGCATGTCGCTGGGCACCTCCCAATGGTGGCATGCCGCGTTGCCATGCCTCCAGTATGCCACATCTAGCCGTGTGTAGCCTATCGGTGGCGTGGCATCGATGCCACGTGTACAGTAGGCGCTGGACGTGTGAGCAGACAGGAGAGCGGTAGTGGCCGGACGGCGCAGGTTCAACAGCAGCGAGCGTGTCGCCCTCTACCTCGCGGCGGACGGCCGCTGCGCCAACTGCGGGACTGAGCTTGAACCCGGCTGGCACGGCGACCATGTGACGATTCTTCACAGACTGTCGAACGTCTCGCTCATGAAGCTCCCGACGAGTATGCGGCCGTCAAGCGCGGAGAGAAAACCATTCACGCTGCGGCCATTTCGGCCGGAATTCGCAAGCGCCGCATATCAGTGCGGCTGGACAACGCCGAATCAGCAGCCAAGACACTGCGAGTTCACATGGCACGCGAGTGCCAAATCAGGCTCGCCGAACTTCTGATGGAGGAAAACCACGATGGACAAGGACACCTGGAAGAAAATCAGCATCCTCGGCATCGGCATCCTAACAGAAATAGCATGCACTGCTGAGCACCAGAAAGGAGAACACGCATCACCGAATTTGCTCTGCCTGCTGTGCTGGAGTGCACGCATCGCAGCCGCATTTTCTCAGTAGAACGGCTGCCTTCTTGACCTGAACACTCACCAAGATCAACCTGCGGACGTGTTGTAGGGAAGTGAAGTCCGCACCTGAGATAGGAAGGTGGCCGCTGATGGCCGCAGACGCGGGGACCGGGTACGAGGCCCTGGGGGAGGCCCTGAGCGATGCGGAGCGCGAGAAACGCTCTGCGGAAGCCATCCGGCACCTGAGTGCCGAGGTTGGCGACCTTGTGGCGATCCGCAGGCGTGTGGCACTTGCCCGGTCGATCCTCGGGCACGCGCCGGACATCACGCCGGTGCGGCGCGCACTCATGGCGATCAACGGGGCGCCGGACACCGAAATCTCCGCCGCAGCCGGCATCAAGATCGCTGCGGCTAATGACCGCGAGATGGCCATCTGGTGCGATGGCTGGGACGCCGGCTACGCGGCTGGGCGCGAAGACAAGGGAAACAGCTCCGGCGGAACGGCGGCATAGGTGCCTGCGGGGGAACTCTACGTTCAGTTGTCGGCGAACTTCGCCAGCAACCCGAAGGTCCGCGCGCTCAGGCGATACAAGCGTGATGCGCGGGCCGTGCGGGACCTGTACGTCCAGATGCTCTGCCACTGCAAGCAGATGCGGTCAGACGGGTTCGTGCCGGAGGACGAGATCGGCATCCTCGTCTACCCCGACCCGGAAGCTGCTGGTTTCCGGGACGTGGAGCGCTTGATTGAGGTGGGCTTGGTCGAGAAGGCCGCGGGCGGGTACATAGTCACAGGCTGGCTGGAGCGCAACTTGAGCCGCGCGGCCATCGAGGAGAAGTCCGCGGCCAAGGCGCGCGGTGCCCGGCTGGCCAACCACCGGCGCTGGCATGCCGAGCACGGCAACCCCGATCCCCGCTGCGAATGGTGTCAGTCGTCTGATCAGACCACTGATCAGACCACTGATCAGACGACTGATCGAAGTAGCGATCAGACTACTGATCAGACTACTGACCGAAGTAGTGATCAGAGTACAGATCAGTCTGCGGAATCAGACCGAGTCAGTACGTGTCAAGCAACTGAATCCACAGAGACAGAGTCAGAGTCAGAGACAGAGTCAGAGTCAGAGATAAGAACTCTTGGCCGGCGGTCGCCGGCCGGCAGGCGCATCGAACCTGGCTCCGACGACGACCCCGGCTTCGCCGCGTTCTGGGACGTGTACCCGCGCCGCGTCGCCAAAGGCCAAGCCCGCAAGGCGTGGAAAACCGCCGTCGTCAAGCGCCACGTAGACCCGAAGATCATCATCCTCGGCGCCAAGCGTTACCGCGACGACCCCCATCGCCGCTCACGCGGCATTGAGTACACTGCCCACCCAGCCACATGGCTGAACGGCGAACGCTGGCTCGAGCACGACGACACCAGCGCCGCCCAAGCACGCCGCATCAGCTACCCGTCATCACCGTGGGCGGAATAAAAATGATGGACGTACTGCGTGAGGTGCTATTGCCGAAACTCGATGGCGTCAGGAAATCCGGCGGCCATTTCATGGCTCGTTGTCCCGCCCACGACGACTCAACGGCAAGCCTGTCGATCGCTGAGGGCACCACGCACCCGGTCGTGCTCACCTGCCACGCAGGATGCGAACGCGACGACATTCTGGCCGCGGCCGGCCTCACCTGGAACGACATGTGCGCGCCCCGCGAGCATCCCCCACGGCGCGGCGAATGGACACCTCACGGCGAAGCAACCGCCGTCTACGACTACACCGACGAGAACGGCAAACTCCTGTTCCAGGTACTCAGAACCGCTGATAAGCATTTCTCCCAGCGTGTCCCCGACCCGTCACGTAAAACCGGGTGGCGGTGGAAACTCGACGGCACCCGCCGCGTCCTGTACCGGCTGCCGAAAGTCATCGAGGCGGTCGCGAACGGTGAGATCGTTTACATCGCCGAAGGTGAGAAAGACGTTCACGCCATCGAGGCGGCCGGGATGACTGCCACCTGTAACCCCGGTGGTGCGGGGAAATGGCGCCCGGAATACAGTGAGTTCTTCCGCGACGCAGTAGTGATCATCGTCGCTGACAGGGACAAGCCCGGCCAGGCGCACGCCCGCCAGGTCGCTGCAAGCCTCCAAGACATCGCCGCAGCCGTTGAGATTGCCGAGCCGGCCGGTGAGGGAACACCGGCGGCCGGCGGAATCAAAGATGTTTCCGACCACCTTGCCGCCGGGTACACCCTCCGTGATCTTGTCACCACGTGGGCATCCGGTGAACCCGCACCCGTTGACCTCGCCCCCGACCTCCACGAGTTCCTCGCCCAAGTTGACGCCCCATACGACTGGATCGCGGAGAATCTTCTTGAACGCGGCGACCGGCTCGTGTGGACAGGATTCGAGGGACTTGGGAAAAGCGTTGTGCTCCGCCAGGTCGCCGTCGGCGTCGCCGCCGGCATTCACCCATTCACCAGTGAGTACATGACACCGCGCAAGGTGCTGTGGATTGATTGCGAGAACTCCGAGCGTCAGGGACGCCGTCACTTCCGCAAGCTTGAACGAGTCACCGTCATGAAGGGACGCCGCGTGCCGGACGGCGGTATGCGGCTTATTCACCGCCCGGAGGGAATCAACCTCACAAGCGACGAAGACGCCGCATGGCTGCTTGAGCGCGTCACCGCGCACAAACCAGAACTGCTGTACATCGGCCCGCTTTACCGTCTTTACGACGGTGACCTCAACGATGAACGAATGGTGCGTCACATCACATCGCTTCTTGACCAGGCCCGGGTAAAAACCGACTGTGCGCTGATAGTGGAGCATCACATTCCGCATGGTGACGGGGGGCACCGGTCTGTCCGGCCGATCGGATCGAGCCTGCTGCGCCGCTGGCCTGAACTCGGTTACGGCATCGCCCCGGCAACCGACACCGACCCGTGCACGGAAGTGTGCGTACGCCCGTGGCGTGGCAACCGTGACGAACGGCACTGGCCGAAGTTCCTGTGCTGGGGCACCCGGGAAGACGACTGGCCGTGGGTGATACCACCGGATGCCGTCGCTGAAGCGGAAACCAGCACCTTTAAACCGTGGACACCAACATCAGCGCTCGGAGGTATCGCGTGA